GAAGACGTTGCTGCACTTCTAGATGGAGAAGAACTCAGTGAAGAGTTCCAATCTAAAGCTCGTACAATCTTTGAAGCTGCACTCAGATCTAAAGTATCTGAAGTTAAAGAAGCAGTTACTAAGCAGTACGAAGAGTCATACGAGACTAAACTCGTAGAAGAGGTAGAAGCAATCCGTGGTTCTATTGTAGAACGCATTGATTCTTACCTAGAATATGTTGCAGAAGAATGGGTCACCGAAAACCAACTCGCAATCGAGTCTGGTCTCAAGGCAGAGATGACCGAATCATTCCTCAGTGGCATGAAGAGTCTTTTTGAAGAACATTATGTATCAATCCCTGAAGACAAATATGATGTCCTTGAGAATATGGTAGACAAACTTGATGACATGGAGACCAAGCTCAACGAACAGATCGAGAAGAACATTAACCTAAACAAGAGACTCGCTGAGTCTGTTGCACAGGAAATATTCTCCGAAGTATCTGAAGGTTTAGCACTATCACAAAAAGAGAAGCTTGCTTCCTTAGCAGAGAGTGTGGAGTTTGAAAGTGATGACGAATATCGTGAAAAATTGGAGACATTGAAGGAATCTTATTATCCTTCTAAAGGAAGTTCTCCGAACAAAGCAAAATCTGAAAACCTCTCTGAAGGGGTTGACGTTGCCGATGGAGGTTACTCTTCACAGACAATGAATGCTTACCTTAAGACACTTTCAGGCTTAGCTAAGAAGTGAATTTAAGATTATTTATTTCAAACAAAAAACACATTAAAGGAAATTATTAGCATGTTTCAATCAGAAGCACTGCAAGAGAAGTGGGCTCCAGTTCTCGATTATGACGGTCTAGATAAAATCGAAGATTCTCATAAAAGAGCTGTTACCGCAGTCTTGTTAGAAAACCAAGAACAATTTTTAAGAGAGCAATCAGCATTCTCGACTGGAATGTTGACCGAAACACCAACAAACGCAGGTAATGCTGCTGGTGCTGGTGGTGCATTCGGAGCCGATGCCGCTGCAGCAGGTCCTGTTGCTGGTTTCGACCCTGTTCTAATCAGTCTTATACGTCGTGCTATGCCTAACTTGGTGGCATACGATTTAGCTGGCGTACAACCAATGAGTGGTCCTACTGGACTTATCTTCGCAATGCGTTCACGCTACACCAACCAAAGCGGAACTGAGACATTCTACAACGAAGTTGATACTGCATTCTCTGGTCAGGACGATGGTCTTGATGAGGCAAGCGGATTCTCTGACGGCGTTGCAGGTATGGGTACAACCTCACAAGCAGGTTCAAACCCAGGTCTTCTTAACCCTGTTGGTTCTGCATCTTCTACTGCCTACAATGTAGGTCAAGGTATGAAGACTGGAGACAGTGAGAACCTTGGAAATGGAACTGGTAACCAGTTCAACGAAATGGCATTCAGCATCGAGAAAGTTCTCGTTGAAGCCAAGTCTCGTGCCCTAAAGGCTGAGTACTCACTAGAGCTAGCTCAAGACCTCAAGGCGATCCACGGATTGAACGCTGAAGCAGAACTTGCAAACATCCTAAGTACAGAAATCCTTGCGGAAATTAACCGTGAAGTTATCCGTACTATCTACAAGGTTGCCGAGCAAGGTGCTGCTGCTAACACTGCTACCGCTGGTGTCTTTGACTTAGACATCGACAGTAATGGTCGTTGGTCCGTTGAGAAGTTTAAAGGTCTACTATTCCAAATCGAGCGTGATGCTAACGCAATCGCACAAAGAACTCGTAGAGGAAAGGGTAATGTGATCATGTGTTCTGCTGACGTTGCATCTGCACTGTCTATGGCTGGAGTACTTGACTACACACCTGCTCTTAACGCTAACCTTAACGTTGACGACACAGGCAATACATTTGCTGGTGTTCTTCTAGGTAAGTACAGAGTCTACATCGACCCTTATGCTGCTAACGTTGCTGCTCAACAGTACTACGTTGTTGGATACAAAGGATCTTCTCCTTATGACGCTGGTTTATTCTACTGCCCTTATGTACCACTACAGATGGTAAGAGCGGTTGGAGAAAACACCTTCCAGCCAAAAATTGGATTTAAGACAAGATATGGTCTTGTTGCAAACCCATTCGCTGAAGGTACTGACCAAGGTCTTGGAAGACTTAAAGTTAACCAGAACCGCTACTACAGACGTGTTCAGATTAAGAACCTCATGTAATTCAGATATTACATATCTTACTAAGAGACCCTTTACGGGTCTCTTTTTTTATGCAATAATGTAAGAGTCAAGGTCGCTACCTAGACTGCTCTGGATTAATCTTCGATGGGTTCTATACCAGGGGCGAAGAACCCATCTTCAACATTAAGCAAATGTTAAATCGGTAAATACTTAAAAAATTGAGGAATTTGCATGAGTGTCATTATCTACCTAGATCACATTGAAGAACTAGAACAAGAGAATGAAGACCTAAAGCAAGAGGTTATGTACCTCAGAACACTACTACAATATGATTCATCAACTACTATTAGACAGCGATCCACTTTTACACACAAAAATAGAGAAGTGTAGTTACAACTTAGATAGATCTAAGTTATCATACCAGTTGCATGAAAATATGTTCCACTATAATGGAGTGGGACTATCAGCAAACCAAATAGGTATACAGGAACGAGCATTTGTAATGATCTCTGATATGGAGACACAAGAAACAATTACATGCTTTAATCCAAAAATATTAAAAGAATCGAAGAAGTTAGTAAAATTAGAAGAGGGTTGTCTATCGTATCCTGATATCTTTTTAGATGTTGATAGACCAGAGTCTATTGTAGTTAAATATGAGGATGAAGGTAAAGAAGTTCATAAAGTAAAGATGGATGGTTTTATTGCAAGAATATTTTTGCATGAATATGATCACATGGAAGGGATAGACTTTACACAAAGAGCTAAATAATATTGTAAACTTATATTAACTACAATGTTCTGTAAGGCAAAAAAGTCTATTAAAGAGTACAGGCAGTTCCAATTAAAGTTTTATAAACGTGCTCAAGAGTCACTTGAGGTTCGTTTAGCAGGAATTTCTGCCTCTATAAATAAGTTGGAGGAAATCGTTGCAAAGGATTTAGATGAAACCGTCACCGAAACAAGCTCAGGAAATAGTCAAGAACTATGAAAAAGTTGTTGAGCATTTAATATCTGAGAAGTACGCTACCGATAGAAATAATGCAGATAACATTATTGAAGGTATGAGCGAAGACTGGTACAACCTTATTATAGAGGGTTAATTTAAGGTTAAACCCCTATATATACTATTAGATAGTGATCATTATGTTAAACAATAAATGGATAGGAATCAGCTTAGGTGCTGTTTTAGGTATAACCCACATAGGTATGATTGGGTTACTTGCCAATAGAAAGACCATGCCTGTAGTTAATCTACCAGTTGGTCCATATACGTCTTACAAAGTAGAAGCAAGTAAGGAAGGATATAAAATACAATATCGTGCAAACGATCCCAAGACGATGCTTGTGGAACGGGATATTAAAAAGAAAGGCGGTTTTCTGGGACTGGGTAACAACATTGTTCGGGTCAGAGAAGAAGTCAAGGTGGATGGGTCTGAGTACTCATTTAACCAAACGGCAACAAAGGGTGGAAAATCCGAAGAGTGTATCGAAGCAATCGGATCAGGAAAGGGAACAGGTAAAATGGTCGGTGCTAGTGTTGGTGCTGCTGTGGCCCCTAGTCTCTCTGGGGTTCCCTTTGTTGGTTGGGTTCTTGCTGGAGCTGCTACAATGATGGGTATGGATGCAGGATCTGACATTGGTGGTACAATGGTAGAAAGTATTAATCCAGACTGTGAAGTTGAGGATCTTAAAGATGCATCTTGAAGATAAGATTAAATCTACAGAAGAGCGGATTAAGGAATTAAATATGCTTATTGAGGCATGGAAAAAATTAATTGAGGCAAAAAAGAATGCAACTTCATGATTTGATTACTAAATTATCTTCTGTTATTCGTTGTTCCTATAGTGCATTACCTGGTATAAAACCATTACATATTGATCCATCAATGTCAGAGATATATGGAAGTATGGATGAAGAGAAATTACAAATACACAACGAACTATATAAATGTCCAGGTCTTCGTAAAATCCATTTAGAAACTGCTAAGTTGGGTTCACTTGATGTTCTGCACTGTGTATTCTTCCCAGACCCAAACTATGACCTACCAATCTTTGGTGCTGATATTGTCGCTACTCCTAGAGGAGTTGGGGCTGCTATCGTTGATTTATCACCTGTTACTTGCCTGTCTTCCAAACTCAATGAGCAATTAGAAGAAGTAAGTAAACAATATAAGTTTAAAGAAGAACGAACTTTACCAGAATGGGGGAACATTTTTTCTCCTTATTGTAAGTTTATTAGACCTACCAATGATAAAGAGCAAACTAAATTTATCAATACTGTAGAATCATATCTTACAATTTATATCCAAGAGGTTATGAAGTCTCATCCAGTAGAGGGTGTTGAAGAAAGAATTTTAGGACAACATAATTATTGTCATCAGCAGAAGAAGAACGATAAGACTCGTGGCATCCTTGAGAGATGTTTTGATAAGGAGTGGGCAGATAAGTATATGGACGAATTACTCTTCGATGAACCTAAATAGTGAAACTATATTAATCACTTTTGGTGATAGTTGGGTTACAGGAGAAGGTGCTGGTTATACTAAAGGTATGACTCAGATAAGGTATGACGAACTATTTAAACGTAATGAAGATGTTTGTTGGGAAAAGGGTTGGAGAAAAAAGGTTGTAGATCATTTTAAAACTGATCATTTAAATTTTAGTACTTTTGATAGTAGTAATAGTTCTCAGTTCCAAGTTGCTAAGGAGTTTTTTATTAGTAAAAAGTTCCAAGAATTGACTAAAACTAAGAAAAGGATTATTATTCTATGGGGTATTACCAGTTTAAAAAGAGATTCTGGTAAATTAAAAAACTTAGAAATAGACATCCTTCATTGGAACCAATACCTTAAACTGTTAAATAAAGGTGTAGGATCTACTATTACAAACTTCTGGTTTGATACTTTTAAATCTAAAGAATATGGTATAAAACCATCAAACTTTATAGGTATTGAAAGTAATAAAAGAGATCTCTTATCTTTATTATGTCTAAACTTTAATAGAATGAGTAATGAGATAGGAACGGGTTTTGAATATGCTGAACATAATAAATTAGTAGACCCATACACATATCATCCTAGAGCAGAACAACATTCTGTAATTGCTGATTATTTTATCAATTACTTAAAACAAAATGGCAACATCTAGAAATCTGTATACCAATCAATTATCTAATAGGAACTTCTTATCCTCTGTAGGATTTAGATTTACCTTAAGTAGAGCTAGAAAGGTATCATTCTTATCGAACTCCGCAAACATACCTGGTTTACAGTTAGGTGTAGCAGAGCAACCAAACTACTTAAAGAATATTGACCTTCCTGGTGATAAAATGTTCTTTGATGATTTTGTTCTAAGGTTTATTGTTGATGAAGATCTAGAGAATTATATGCAGATACAAAACTGGATGCGTGGTTTAGGGTATCCAGAGTCATTGAATGAGATTGATAGACTCCAATGGACTAACAAGCAAAATCAACCTGATGCTAAGTCGATGGATATCTATTCTGATGGAACATTACAAGCATTGAATAGTAATCAAAGAGTGCAGTTCCAAGTTCAATTTAATGATATGTTCCCAGTATCATTATCGGATTTATCATTCGATGCTACTAACCCAGACCTTGAATACTTTACAGCAGAAGCAGTTTTCAAGTACACTATATACACTATACAAAGTCCTGAAGGCAAACGTTTATGATATTTTGGATTGGATTTTTTGTCATGTTCTTCAATGAAGGATTCGTTATGATGAGGCACGTATCACCGTGGTTCGGAAGACAAAGAGATAAATTTATTAA